ATACACTGCCCTGGTGCTGTTTCCTGCACATCGATCACCGCATGTTCCACAATCTCGAATGTGGCTTGGTCCAGTTCCACCAGGATATGCAACCTGTTGTCACCAGCAAACAGCCGTTGCAACCACAGGTCAACCGTGGGTTCACCTATCAGTTCACAGGTGTAGGTGTTGGCAAAGGTCAGTAACCGTTGATACAATGGTTCATACAGCACCCTAGCCAATTGTCCCTTTACCAGTCTAATCATACAGTTTGTCACCATTCGCATTGACAACAGCCGCTGCACACCTGCCAGCTTCCAAGGCTGCATTCTCTTCAATGATGGCTTGCCACCGTTGCACGACCAACTCAGGATTGGCCTTACCATTCAGCACATCAACCACTTCCACAATCATCGCTTGCACGTCCAATGGAAAGTACTTGATAAGACCGTAGGCTGCTAACATACGCAACTGATTGTCTGATGCACGGTCATCCAACACATCCAAGATATACCGCACATCCTCCTTCATCTGTTGTGGTGTCCGCCCAAGTGGTGCACCTGTGATGGGATTCCAGCTGGGACAATCCACTTGTATCTGTTCGTTGCCAGTGGCCTTGACCACATTGATCCTGAAGAACATATCCCTACCAGTTGGTTCATAGTATTGTTGACTATCCATGCGTTGTTATCCTATCCAATGTGCCGTACAGCATTGTCACCCATGCTGCCCAAGAGTCCAGACAGGTCAAAGTTGTTATCTCTGGATACATACCTGCCCACATTCCGTGTGCCATCCAACATGACCACATAGGACCGTACATTCCTGTCAAATGTTCTGTCGTCTGCTTGCCGTGCCAATTGGTCCTGGTGCAACAAGTGGTGGGACAAGTGTTCTGGCACTTCCACAATGCCAGGACCATAGGTCAGCACACCATTGTTAATGACATGGTGCTGTTGGCCTGTCCCCACGTCAGTGCCACCACTGCCAATGGTATGCTGTGCATGGAGCACCACCTTGACCATTTTGGCCTTCTTATTGGCTGTCACCACGTTACCCACTGGCATGCCATAGGTTCCACCACGCACAACAGGTGGTGGCTGTGGTTCCGTGAAATCTGCCAATGTTGCCACTGGCTCCGTATTCACACTGCTGACCTGTACGTGCAACCCATGCTGTTCTAACACATCGAAGGCTTCAGCCAATGTTATCTTCCGCTTAGGCATATCTCACCTATGTGGCCTTCCATCCCTCACACCAGAACGAACAGGTATGGTCGGTGTTGGTGACAACGTGCTACCTTCTGTATCTACCACAACAGGCAATATCGTGTAGCTACATGCTGGCCGTGTACCAACGGCAGCTTGTGCTAAAGCCAATGTGGTATAGGCTCCCATAATTGACCCTGATCCAATGTGGGCTTCCACAATCCAGACTGTATCACCAGCCACAACAGCCATGATGTTACCTTTCCATTACGCTGGTATCACAGGTGCCAATGATGAACTGGTTTCAAACCGTTCCACAAAAGCTTGTTCCAATATCCAACACTTCCGCATCCACTTGGCACCGATCTTCCGGCGTTGCCGCAGTGGGTCACTATCACTGCTGGTTGGCGGTGTCACAAAGGTTTGCAGGGACATACCATTCAGCATAACACAGCCAAAGGCACCCTTCCCAACCACAAAGCCTGGATACACAGGGATGTTCAGTGCCGGTGACACCGGTGCAACAGTCTCAGTACCAGCAGGTGCCGTGGTGATGACATAGGTGCTGTTGGCAGGTTGCCGTGAGGCCACAAGGTAGGCCACCGTGCCACCAGCTTGGGTCATGTACAAGTCGTAGGTGTAGTTGGTACTGGTAGGGAACTTCACACTGATACTGCCAGGTGACGTGACGGCAATGTTACCAGTTTGCACACTGAGGCGTCGTTCGTAATCTGTAGACACTTCCCGTGCTACCACTTTCAGCTGATAGTTGGCCGTGGCAAGTGTGCCAGCCAATCCAACGGTATATTGTGCCTTCGTGGCCGTGTTGGCATCGGTATCTGGTGTCGTCACACCAATGAACACAGGCAGGAAGTTGCCCAAGGTCCAGTCAATACCCATCCATGGTCCAACGTACCCATATTTGAGGTTACTGATCTGACTGTACGCTGATGCATTCTGAAATGTCTGGTCACTACCAAGAATGGCCGCTTTGTGTGGTGGCTGAAACAACCCCATATAATTGCCATCAGGCAGAAACTTTGGTGCACCACGCATTTCCAGCTTGGCATTGATGGTAATGGCCAGTGCCGTGTTGAACACATCGGTGGCAGCCAATCCACCTCGTGTGGTCACCACACCTGGATAGGTCACATTGGTCGCAGCCATCAGCACGACTGCATCGTCCCGTTCTGCGGCTTCCTTCAGTGCCATCGTGACACGTTCACTGGCAATAGACACCATAGGGTGTGTCACCGTCAGTTCCAACACATCGGTTAGTGCCACCACAATACCCCATTGCTCCACCGTCACATCCACATTGCTGAGTGTCATGGCCAATGTTGGCGGGGTGATACCTTCACCCAACGGTGCATTGGGCAATGCCAACCGTGCCACTTGCACAACACGCAACGTCTTCGACATCTTCTGTGGTAAGCTGAATGGATCAGCAATCTTGTCCATCACCAACACACGGTCAGCCAGTTCAATCATCTTATTGGATATATATGCACTGATGGCATCGTTCGCCATGGTTGCAAAGGTTGTATATGCATCAGCCATGTCTGGTATACCTTACTTTAGTAGACAGTTAGAAGGGTATGTCGTGTGGTACATACCCTCTTTAGACCACACAATTAGTAGACATCCAACGCTGTAATACAAACGTAATACAGTGTATTACACCATGTCAAAATGTCATGCCAGCAAGCGCCTTCTCCATATCTGCCAATGGCATGCTGTACTTCCCAGTGGCAGGGTCAATCTTGGTCACATCGGACAGTGCTGCCACAGCTTCCCGTTCACGTCCAACACCACCACCACCAACATCTCCTGCACTGCTTGCACGGTCCAACTGTTTCTGTTGGATGGCCTTCTGCCGTGCATCAAACTTGGCTGGGTCAGCCGTGTAGGTATCACCCAATATATACCGGTATATGGTGTTACGAGATGTTGGTCTCCCTTGTTGCTTGGCCAGTTGGAATGCTGCTTCTACTTCCTCCTTGTATTCACGATGGATGTCATCACTGTAGAAGTCCACATAGTCCTTCGCATCTGCGGCATTGAAGTTTGCTGCATCTACATGGACACCGTAGATAGGGTCCAATACCTCACGTACTTGCTTCTCATATTCCACATTGTTCTGCTGTTGTGGCTGTGGCTTATTGGCAGCTTCAGCTTGGTGAATGGCCGCCATGTTGGCCTTCACCTGTTCAGCAATATAGGCGTCAATCTGTTCCTTGGCATATTCAGGCTGCTCTGTTTCCTCTGCCATGGCTTACCCAACCCTTTTCAACGTGATTTGCAACGTCCCCACCAACCCTGTAAGTGTGCCTGCAAACAACACGGCTAAGGCATCACCCCGTGACATCACGGTTGGTGACGCTATCAATGTGGCAAACCTATATGTTGGTGCAGTAAGGGTGAGGTCAAATACCGCTGTCTGCTGTGCCACACCTGAACCAATGGCCACGGCTTGTGGACAGACAATGACCGATGCTGCCGCACCTGCACCACCCACAACGGTGTGGGCTTCTGACACACTGTTGACTTGCCACAGTCCCTCGTGACAATGCCACACAAAGGAGCTAATGGAGCCTACTAACAGTGGCCAGGATAAGATATGGAATGGATTGAAGTACCGTCCTGTACTGTCACGGAGCCCCAACTCATCCATGTCAGCAACAAGTGGTGCCACACCTAACGTATTCGCTCGACCTCGAATGCTGAGTGCTTGTTCTATTGGCATGTTGTTCTCCTTTCTCTTATGGATGGATGAAACCATTGGTGGCTGATGGCATGGGTGGCTTTAAGCCTGCCACCGATGGTGGTGGTTGCTGTTGCTGTTGCCCAGGTCCATTGGCTTCACTATCCAACGCCTCGACACCAGGCATCTGTTGTGGTGGTTGTGGTGGCAATGGTATCACCACTTTGGACAATCCACGTTCCCCCATACCTGACCGCCAGATCATTTGCACCAATTCAACCCAATTGAGGGTGTACCCTTGTTTGTTCAGCGCCATGTCCATTTGTGGACCAAGGTTCAGGAAGATCATCAACTGTTGTGCGCGTTGCTGTTCATCCTGGAATTGCAGACTGCCGACCCATTCAAATTCGTAGTCGCCCAATATGTCTTGCTTCTTCAGCAAGGATGACCTGTTTTCACCGTAGATGGCTTGACCACCAGGTATCCGTATCAATTGGCTATCTGGAATAAAGCGTGCCGCAACCTTGTAGATGTCACCCAAGGATTTGGTCAGCACATCTTGTTCCAATATCTGCGCCATATCCTTGATATCAGCCATCCCTAAGTTGACCAGTCCCATGACTGCACTGCCTGACCGTGGCATATTCCTGCCAGGTTGCCCTTCCGCAATGGTGCCTGCCCCTGCCATGCTTTGCATGTAGCCATTGGCAATTTGCCATGCACGCAGACTGTTCGTGCTGGTCACAGGTGGTTGCACAAAGGTCATGGCCGTCTTTGGATCACCTTGCACCTTCCACAATGCGCGACCTTTCGCTGTCCAACTTTCATGGCGTTCCCCCGCTTCATCACCATAGATGACAAAGCCTTGTTCCCAATCCACCTGATCCTTAAACTGGTTGAACAGGTCCATTTGCATACTGTCAAGGTCGTTGATGTCTTCCACAGCTGTGGTGGTATAGGTTTCATTGGGCAATGCACGATGGATGGCCATTCTATACAGTGGTTCATCATAGTTGGACGCAAAGAAGCCCACAATCTTTGCGCCACCTTTGATATTCCAGGCAATGTACACTTGGTACAGTTGGTCTTCCCGGGTGACCCACAGTTCAGTGAGGGACACATAGGCAGCAGTGGAACTGTTCAATTGTGTCTTCGTCTTCTCAATGTCCACACCTGCTGTCAGGTCCGTAATACCACTGTAGGATAACCGTTCAGCAATGTGATAAGGCCACTCTGGTTTCCCAAGGTCATCATATTTGATCTCATCCACAATACCTTTGGTGACCCATGTACGATACTTCTCATACGGCATCAGCATATCTTCAAACACAATGTCCGCTTCGTTGACACTGGTAGCAATCTCTGGATACATGTAGAAGGAGAAAGGGTCCACCACCCGTTGCGTCGGCCATGCTTCACCGTTGCGTACCATGATGGAGGTCTTCAGAATGGGCATACCGTAGATGTGGAGACACCGGGCAAGTTGGGTGATGTTGGTACGGGTGCTGATCTTCTTCCGCATCACATAGTTCATGAAGGCGTCAGTATTGGTCAGCCGTTCCTGTGGAATGTTTCCCAGTGGCATGACCTCAAACCACTTGACGGAAGGGGTCAACATTTCCACACAACGGACAATGGACCGTTCGATGGTCCGTCGACCTGATGGTGGCTGATAGGTCTTGGTGGCAGAATGGTACACCATGTCTGGATGCTGACCATACCAGGTGCGCCGATTATGTAACCATTTCTGTTCTATCACCTTTTTGCGATCACGGATGGTTTTGCAGGTGGTGCAGTAGGCTTCACGAAGGGTACGCTTCAGTTCGGACTCTTGA